TGATTTTTCTACTTTTCATTTACTCAAGCTTGAAAGTCTAGAAATCATTGGAGAGTATCAAGGCAAGGTGGCTCCTGCTATGTTTGCCAATATGCTCAATCAAGTTGGAAGAGAATTCGGAAATGCCATGATGGTGGTCGAGAATAACAACATTGGTTACACAGTGTTGGATAAACTAATTGAGTATCAATATCCTAATTTATATTATTCCATTAAATCCACTCACGAATATATAGAGCAGCACCAAGGAGAGTATCGTACCAACGCAGTCCCTGGCTTTACGACTTCAATGAAAACGCGCCCTCTTATAGTTGCGAAATTAGAAGAGTTTATAAGAAATAAACTAATTAAGATATATTCTATGCGTACTATTAACGAAATGAAGACATTTATTTGGAAGAATGGGAAACCACAAGCCATGAAAGGCTACAATGATGACTTGATAATGGCTCTCGCCATTGCATGTTGGGTCAGAGACACAGCCATTCAAGCCAATACGCGAGATTTGAATTATCAAAAAGCCTTTGTAGATTCAATAATCTCTACTAATACAACATTTAATACACGTATTAAAGGGCAACAAGGCTACAAAAACGACGGCGTCCTTGATAAAATGTCAGAAGCAAAAGATCTATATGATGAATTTCTGTGGATTATAAAGTGAGATAAGATATGCGACCTCTGAAAAATCCCGACAACCCTGAAACTAAATTATTTAAAGCCCTAACCCGATTATTTTCGGGCCCCATTATTAATTATCGTTCTCAATCTGGACGACGGATTAGGCGTCAGCATTTAGACAAGTATTCGTCTAGATTTAAAACGGCGTCAGGACAGCAGTTTAAGAAGACCCTTTATAATCCATTAGAGATATTATCGAGCAATGCCGTTGCTAATCAGCGCCGCTCTGAGAGGTATGTAGATTTTGATCAAATGGAATACATGCCAGAATTGGCATCCTCATTGGATATTTATGCAGACGAAATGACCACACACTCGGAGTTGCGCCCAATGCTAAGAATAAAATGCCCCAACGAAGAAATTAAAGCTGTGTTAAATGTTTTATATGAAAGTGTGTTAAATATTCAGTATAATCTCTTTGGGTGGAGTCGCACAATGTGTAAGTATGGCGATTTCTTTTTATACCTCGACATTGACGAAAATTATGGTATAAAATCCGTCATCGCTCTCCCCCCGCAGGAAGTCGACCGACTAGAAGGACAAGACACCACCAACCCCAACTACGTTCAATACCAGTGGAACTCTGCAGGAATGACATTTGAAAATTGGCAGATTGCGCATTTTAGAATTCTAGGCAACGACAAGTACATGCCTTATGGTACCTCTATTTTAGAAGCTTCGCGCCGTATTTGGCGACAGCTAACCTTAATGGAAGATGCGATGATGGCCTATCGTATCATTCGCTCTTCAGAGCGCCGCGTCTTTAAAATTGACGTCGGAGCAATTCCTCCACAAGATGTGGAGCAATATATGCAAAAGGTTGTCACTCAACTTAAGCGCCACTCTGTGGTAAATCCGGACACTGGTCGCATTGATCTACGTTATAATCCAATGAGCATTGAAGAGGACTATTTTATTCCCATTCGCCCAGGTTCAGCCACCGACATCGTCTCTCTAGCCGGCGCACAAAATATTACTGCTATTGACGATATTAAGTATTTGCGCGACAAATTGTTTTCCGCACTCAAAATTCCCCAATCGTATCTGAGTATGGGTGAGGGCGCCGAAGAAGATAAGACAACTCTTGCACAAAAGGATATTCGGTTTTCTAGAACCATTCAAAGACTACAAAGAGTTATTATCGCCGAGCTTACAAAAATTGGGATAATTCACCTTTATACCTTGGGGTTCAGAGGAGATGACTTATTAGGATTTACGTTGACTCTCAATAATCCTTCCAAGATCGCAGAGCTACAAGAAATTGAACATTGGAAACAAAAGTTTGATATCGCAGCTGCCGCTACCGAAGGCTACTTCTCGCGTCGGTGGGTGGCTGACCACATCTTTGGGCTATCACACGATGAGTTTATGCGCAGTCAGCGCGAAATGTATTATGATCGTAAGCATGACGCAGCACTTCAACAAGTTGCCGAAGCCGCTGCAGCCGCCGAAACAGGCGCCGGTCTAGGAGGTGGTATGGGCGAGCTTGGTGGCGAGATGGAAGGAGGTCTTGGGGGTGAAGAACTGGGGGGCCCTGAAGAAATGCCCGCTGCAGAAGCTGGCGGCGGCGAAGAATCCGCCCTCCTCGCGGCCCCTCCTGGCTCTCGTGATTCGCCCAGCCTTACGCCGGGCGAAAAAAGAGCACCAAGGGTCCACGACGGCCCTCACGGCAAGACAGTTTACCATCCAGTTAAAACAGACAAGCGTTCTTCTGGCGCTAGAACGCGTTCAAATCGTTCTCAGTATGCATCCGAAAAGGGGAGCGCGACTATGCGAAATATATTCCCTGGCTATGCTGATGGTTTAAAATCGTTGGGTAAAGGATTTGTACCCACGGCAGAAGGCGTTGGTGTTTATGAAGACGACCAGTCTATTTATAGTTTGAGAGACCAAACCGAAGAAGATAAATTATTTCAAATTAATGAATCGGTTCGCACTTTATTGACAGACTTAGAAAGTATGGAGAAAAACCCCACGGAGCAAGATGATGAAGTTCAGACACAACAAAAAGCGAAATAGTGCCTTTGTTTATGAAGCCCTTATCAAAGAGGCAACCATAGCAATAATTAAAAAGGACACTGCTAGAAAGGAAGCTGCAGCCACGCTCATTAAAAAGCACTTTAAGGGTGGCTCTCTTTTAAGGAAAGATTTAGATTGTTATCGTTCTTTGTATGAGAACCAAAGCTTAGATAGACTAACTTGTGAGAAGATTATCAAAGAAGTCAAGCTGCAACAGCGGTTAATTGATTCGGGCGCCCTCTTCAAACAGCAAAGCGATCTTATTCGCGATGTAAATACTAAACTGGCGGCATCCGTTTTTAATAATTTTGTGCCCAATTATAAGACGTTGGCCACTATTGCGCAGATTTTTTCCCACAAGGTATCCCCAAAGGACCAAATAATTTTGGAGAACACCATTGTTAATAACATGGGCGAATTAATAACGGACAGTCCTAACGAATCTCCTATTGACAATGTCCTCTATAAAACGTTTGTGGAAAAGTTTAATTCCAAATACAATAGTGGGCTCTTGGATGAGCAAAAAGAATTGTTGGGTTATTATATTTCTTCTTTCATGGATAACGCCGTACAACTTAAGATGTTTCTTAATGAGGAAATCGAGCGTTTAAAGATAGAGCTTAAAAAAGCCAAAAACGTTGACGAGATTAAAAGCGATAAAGAAATGATGAATAAGACCGAACAAGTCATCGAGCGTCTAGATTCTTATTCACAAAAGACAGTTAATGAAGAAATTTTGATGACAATTATGAGGACACAAGAGCTTGTAAAGGAAATCCATACTGATGGCAATAACGATTAAAATTGGCAAAGCAGCTGCGGCGCCGTCTGTCACTCTAGAATTAGACATTCGCAAAAGTATGAATGGTGATCTAATGATTTTTGATCATGGAGATATTGATATCGTGTTGTCCGCATCAAAAAGCAAAGTGGTTGCCTTTCCAAAAGAAACAATCACAGAGCTGGCTTATGGAGCCCAGAACAGGCTTTTTTCTTTTTTACAAAAGAAGGGACTCGTAATACCTGAATCAATTCAAGGAGGATCCTTTTATGGTTCTATGGAGGGGACTATGGAAAAGCCCTACTCGGAAAAACTAAATACAGCCAAGATGACACTTATTAATATTTCTAGATTCATTGACGAGGAAAGGCCGTACTTTGAATCGACCGAGGCTATCATATCTATGACGGACGATGAGCTTACGCATCCCGACAAGGAAGATTCTACCGAGCTTGGTGAAGTGCCACAAGCAGTTGAGAAAGGTTCTATCCGCAAGGGTTGGGTGAGAGATCCTTATTCACTTTATTACTTGTATACAATTTAGGTACAGAGCGGGGACGCATATGAAATTAATATTGGAGAGATGGGAAAACTTTTTGAAATTAGAAGAACAATTTGATGCGTGCGATACCCCCTTTACCGTAGGAGATTTTAAATTAGCTGTAGATATAAGCAAATATTTGGGCGATCAAGAAAAACTAAATCAACGCGAGAAAGATATCGCTCAAGACGGTCATTGGCGCAATTATCTCGCCAAAGCAAAGAAAATAGCTATTCCCTTGGCGAAGTTGGGCATAACGGCCACGGCCGTGGCGGCCGCAGCACCGGTGGGTATAGTAGGTGCCGGCGCCGCCATGGCGGCCGGCGCAGTAGGCGCAGGGATTGATGTGGCCGAAGGAGGAGAAGCGGCCGCGGCGTTAGGACGAATTTTTATGTTAGGAAGCACGAACGAAAACAACAACACTTATCAACGGTTTTTAGAAACATTTTGTGTAGATCAACAAACATTAGATTTGGTGGAGGATAAATTTCAAAAAGCCTACATAGAAGAAAGCGATTTAGTAGAGGAATTAAAAACTTATTTCGAGAGCGCCAACGATCAAGCTGCTCTACCCGATATCACCAATCATTTAGTTGATTGGTTGAACACAAGGTCTCCATATTCTGACAGCGAAGATACTAAAATGGTGGCAACTTAAATGGAACTATTAACATTTATATTAGCGGCCTACGGCCTCACTCAGATTCTTGTGTATGGCAAGATTTTTGATCGCCTGAGACCAAAATACGGCAGACTAAAAGACCTATCAACTTGCCCTATGTGCATGGGGTTTCACGTTGGATGGTTTTTGATGTTACTTTCTCCGTTTACAGAACTATTTAATTTTGATGTAACTGTTGCTAATTTCTTTCTTTTGGGTTGGGTGTCTTCGGGAACCTCAACGGCTTGCAAATAGGAGTAGAACATGGATCAGAACATTTGGACAGTTAAGTGGATGCTGCAGCCCGTACGTAATTGTAAGAAAGGATGTATATACACGCGGGTCTCGCCCGCGTTTCTCAAGGAACAACAAAATGAAAATAACTAAATCACAATTAAAGAGAATTATCAGAGAAGAGCTTCAATTGATGCATCCTGTTAGAAAAAATCAATTAAGGGAAAATATTAAAAGGGATTTAATGAAACCCATGATGACCGAGGACGACGCAGAATTTCTGGCTGAATTTTTGATCAAGGAAGGTCTTGGTGACTCTCTTACTGGCCCCGGCATGTCCACGGGACAAATGGAAGTGGGAGCGGCGATGCCGAAGTGGCTTGGCGGTCAGGGCGCCTCAAAGCAGTTAGAACTCATGGGAGAAATGTTACTTTGGCTACCTGATGCACTTGCAAATCTGGTTCAATGGGCGACAAGTACCCAAGAAGAAGATGTTGGATGGTTTATTAAGGCACTCCGAGTTGGAGGCAGAGTGTTTGGTTTCGCTAGTATTGGGCTGGGGAAAGCTTTTCTTAAGGCTGCGAAGATGCCATTTATTAAGAAGTTAGCAGATCTGGGGGACGCGCAACCCAAGAAGCCTGCCGCTGGAGGCCCAGCTGCTGTACCGATGGCTGCTCCCGGGGCGCCAGCCGCAGTAGCAGAAAGAAAAAGAAGTATGAAACGAAGGTACCGATAATGTCAAAAGTACTTTTACGAGAATATTATGAATTATGTGAAGGTGGCGTTTGCCAAGATCTTTTAACCGAA